GCGGAATGCTACAACATCGGTAGCTTCATTACCTGCGTTATTAACTACATCGGCCAGTTCTGGAGAAGCAAAAACGATTACGTCTTTTCTTACTTCAGCCACGCTAGAGATAGCAAAGTTAACAACTGTAGAAGAGGCAGCACCTAATGGAAGCAACGAAATATCATACAGTTCGTCGTTAGCAAACAAGGCTAAGGCACTTGTAATGTTACCATCTGTTGGACTATCTGCAGATACTCCACCTGATAAAGATATTGTAACGTTAGATGTCAAGTTAGCAAATAGGGATGCATTAGCTGCATTACCCCAGGCTGTACCTGTTGCAGTAACGTTAGCTGTGTGATCCATCCAGTAAACGTATTCTGATTGGTCATTTACTACATCTTTATAGTATGCTGAAGTCCCATCTGATCTCTTAGCGTTAGAGGCTTTAGATGCAAAAGCAAATTTCTCAACCACCGTGCCTGCTGTACCTGAGAACAATCCGTCTTCATCAATAACAGCAATGTGTAGTTCATCATGTGAACCACCCAATGCACTTACATAACCAGATGTGCTTGGAGCAGCATCAAAATTAGCAGCATAAGACCATGTTGAAAAGGCATTACCGTCAGCCATTGACACTTTTAATGAATTACCCAATGTACCTGGATACTTAGCAGCCCACTCACCCACGGTACCTTCTCCAGCGGAGTAAGATGCTGTGTAATGATCTTCGTTTCTAATAATAACTGCCGTAGCAGCCGCGTTTGATTTTGCGTTTCTTGCGGTTGCTTGATTTACAACGCGGATTACTTGTAGGTTATTACCGTAAGACAAGAAGTTTGCTGCAGTAAAGAACGATTGGAATGTATCGCCGTTAGGCTTTCCAAAAGTATTTACAAGTGCGTTTTCTGAATCTATAGTGGTAACAACACCAACTGGTCCCCATGCAAATGCGCCAGCAAAGCCGCCGGCTGTGGTAGCAACGGCTGGGACGACCGAGGTAAGGTCCTGCTCCGTTACCAGAACGCCTGGTGATAGCTGAAATGCCATATTTTTCTCCTTATAATGTTATTCCGTCATAACCAATTTTATACCAGTATATTTATAAATACTGAACTTTGACTATTACCAGTTACGTTCTTTTATAAAATCCGAGTAGTCTTTTTGAAACTTGTCACTTATCCAAATATCCCCACCTACCACTTCCACCTCAAGCTCGTTAGATAATCCGTTATCTATAAAACCAAATGGAGTTAATTCGTCTTCTATATTCTTCATCTGCGAACTATAGAGTGCTTGTCTATTGTTCGCATTCATTAAATCTTTAAACATAGGGTCATTTGTTGCCCATGCAAAAAGAACTAAAGTCATTGTTAAGTCGTCGTTATAGCCTTCATCAGCTTGAAACACACCATTGTGTTCAATAAACGTAGAAAATTCCGATATAATGTCTCTATCAAATACAAGTAGTTTATTTTCTTCTACCAAAGATTTTAAAGTTGCACACCCTATGCGCTTAACTTGTTTAGTTGTTCTTACACCTAGAATAGAACTTCTTCCAGAACTAGATAGAACTTGACCGTATCTGGCGTCTGATCCGACCCAGATCATATTCTCATACTCAAGATCATTATGAATAATATCGGCAACTTGTTGACCAATATCATTAATCTCAACCAATACGTATGCAGTATTATAATCCTTAGATACCTTATGAATTACCGTAGGGTATAGAAGAGGACTAATCTTGTTGTTTCTATATTTAGCTACAACCTTATAGGGGTATTCAGTAGTATCGATAACTGTAAAGGCAGAGTAATCACCACCAATACCTCTCGATGTATCAACTGTTGTAAAATATACATGCCCGGGTACTGGGTACTCTAAAATATCTAACCCGTCCTTTTCATGCATGAAAGGTATTGGAGACATCCTTGCAATTGTATCAGGGGCAATTAATGTATTAGATGAACCAAGAAATGCACATAACACTTCTTGGTTAAATTTAAGCTCTCCAAGAATAGCTTTTTGATCTGCAGCCCACTTTTCATCTCTACCTGGAATCTTCCAGTAAGGAATCTGTAATGCAACAAACCCGTTACGGCCTTCTTGAGCATCATTCCAATACTTCCAAAAATGATTATAACCTAGAGGTGTAGAGGTTAGCAACACCTTTGTGGTCTCTCCAGCCATAATAGTTGGGTATGTCGATGTAAAGAACTCTTCCGCCACATTATTAGGAATAATTGCCGCCTCATCAATGTATAACCAGTTAACCGACTTACCTCGAATACCTGAGGTTGAAGTGGCAGATGTAAATACCTTTGAACCATTTTCTAATTCAACGTCACCTTTGTTCCAGGTCTTAATACCTTGCTGCATCCACAGAGGTAAATTCTCGTACATAATTTGGTAACGAGACAATACTTCTCTAGCCGCAGTTGACTTGTTAGCTAAAATAGCAACAGTCTTATTAGAATTAAAAATTGTGTAATGAAGTATACAGGCAGCAGATGTAATGGTCTTACCCTGTTGACGTCCTTCCATCAGAATAACTTTTCTGTTATTCATAATGACATCTACTTTTTCTCTCTGGCAGTCATATAGACTAAACAGAATTAAACCTCTATCCAACGAAACAATATAGCAATAGTTTTCAATAAAGTATATTGGATCTTCTTTGCACTTCATTAACTCCTTTACCTGCTCGGAGGTAAACTGCATCTCAAAACCAGCTGGCTTGAGTAGGTCATTACCATTATAACTATTATTTTCCATTAATCATCTTCATAAGATCAGATGTAGAACCAGCAAATACGATATTATTTTGTTGCTTAATATTTTCGTTCTTACCGCTTGCTTTATCAATATCTTTTTTAGTTTTATGAAGTCCAATTAACTCTTTAGTAATAGCCGTTTGTGCAGATATTAATTGCCCAGCTACCTCAAATGCTCTTGGATTCTCAGAGTTCTTAGCAATATGAACCAATTCAGTCATCACATCGTCGTTTTTATTAATTAAACCACGAAGTGTATTACGAGCCAATTGAAAGTCATCTTCCTGATCTAACTCAGAAGGATTATATTCGACCGGCATACTGGTTGGAATAGTTAAATCAACATCTGTATCTATGTTAAATACATCGTTAATTTTGTTAAGTGATTTCATTAAAAGTCCTCAAACGTATCTGTAATACTAATTGTATCGCCGGGAACAGCGGTACCGGGGGCAACTGTTGCGGAGTATGAGGATTGTTTATTAGTTAGTGCGGGGTCTGAGAATGTATTGACGTTTGTAGTTCTGATGATGCCCTGTCTGTTAATTGGGCCGTAGAAGTTAAGTTTCATTGTGAAGTTAAGAGTCCAAATAATTGCTCTTCTTTGAGTAAAGTCACCCTCATACTCATCTTCATAAGTTATGTTATCTAAAATAATAGGTAAATCGTTCTTAATACCCATCGCTGGGATTGCATTAAGAGTCAGGTTATAGTCTGGATTAAAGTAAGGTAATATCTGCTCTATAATCTGTAGCCCGTCATCCTGGTTCTTTGTATACACATACAAAGTCATATCAATATTATACGGAGTAGGAGCGTACTGGGAGTTCAAGGACGTTGTTGATGAACCATTCAGTGCCCTATTCTGCTGTACCAAGCTCACTCTTCTGGCTGGATCATAAGTCAAACTAATCATCTCAAAACCAAGCCTTGGTAAGAAGGTCTGAAAGCTTTGTTCATACGATTGAGGTTGAGCGGCAATTCTAGCTAAAAACTTTGCTTTAGGAGAATACGATAAAGGAACACGAAGGGTCTGGGTAATATTTCCACTAGAATCTAATCTATCTATATGGATGTTATTAAACATATTACCAAAAGCCACGATTGACTTTCGTACTGTACCGTGATAGAATTTATTATTAAACACTTATTTCTCCGAATGGGTTTCTTTCGGAGAAGTCTAATACAGAAATCTCACCTTTAAAGTCTTCATTATCTACGTTAGGTAGTATGGTACCTAAGTTATAAGATTGAAGGATAATACCAGCCGGGCTATACTCTTCTAGTAACGCTCTATCGCCAGTCTGAAGCATTAAGTTAAACTCATTAATATCTAATGAATCCCCGTCTGCAATACTATCGATTTCAGATATTCCAGTATCGAATCTCTCTGAAGAGTACTGCATTAACTCACATTGAAGTTTATAGACGTAAAGCTTACCAACCTGGAAGAATGGATCCGTTGACTCAACAAACTTAATTTCAAAGAAAGCTTTTGTCAATGGAAAGTAAATTATATCACCTTCGGCCGGTCTTGTAGTTAATACAGCATCACCAGACCTTGCAATCACCTCATCCCATCTTCTTCTAGATACAATAAAGGTTGCTGTATCTCTGATCTCTACACCAAACTTAGACATTAAGTCTCCGTCACCTTCAAACCCAGTAACGTTCTGCATATACATTTCTAGAGGATAAGCCGATGAGTACCTATTGAGTACATCTTCTCCCAAAATATCATCTTCATTAACCGATGCTCTAGGAATATAATAAGTATCCAAACCGTATATCTTCAGGCACTCTATTATAATGTCTTCCATGAGCAATTGCTCTGAAGATCTGCCTCCAGGTATACCAGATTGGAAATAAAAGTTGGTTGCCATTATTCGGTATATCCACGTGGATTAGTTATTGCCTTGATGGTATAATCCATATGTGGGCTGATGAGATAAGCTATAAACATTATCAACCTGTAAAGAAGTCCACAGGGAGTTCGTAAGTAGATTTAACTTCTGCTCTTAACTCTGTAATCTCTTCCATTGCTTCATCAAAGATCTTTTGACCATTCATCGTTACCCCGCCTGGTAATTGAACGCCTTCGAACTTCTTAAGATTAACACCCCATTGACGTTTAATTAGAGCAGTAGTATATCTCTTTAAGAACCCGTCATTGTATACATCGGTATAGGTATCAGGGTCAAGAGAACGATATGCTTCGATGATAATATAATCACCGATAGCAAGATCACCACCATCACCCCATGTCAGATCGATATACAATCTGTTCATATGACGATTAAACCTAACAGGCTTTTGTCCTGTCATCAGGTCGTTAATCAAATTAATATGCATCTTTAACATCGTAAAGTACTGAATATCGGTATTTGTTAAAGACTGGATGTTGTTTAGCAACAATTGGTACTTGGCATCAAAGAAACTGATACTGTTAGATCTACTTGATAACGGCAACGTTCTTACAACACTTAATACAGAATCATTAAGGGTAACATATTTGTTATCGAAGTTACCTAGAGTCATAGACGAAACAACTGCAGACGTACCAGAACTAGCGCCTGTTATTGTTTCACCAACTGTAAATGTTTCAGCAGTATTCTTTACATATACTTTATTAGCAGCAAACGCGGCGTGAACAAAGGTTGTAGCACCAGAAGATGCACCGGTAATCTTTTCACCAATAGAAAAGCTGCCAGCGTTAACGCCGACAATTTGTAATGTAGATGCGGTGATTTGTTCTTTAAGGTACACAGCCTCAACAGCATCATAATGAAAGTCTCTGTAAAACTGTATAGCCTCATCAACTCGGTCTTCAAGTTGATCGTCGTCAACGTTGATTTCAATAACTGGGTGGCCTAGTGATCTGAGGCAATAATCTATGAGGTTTTGTCTAGATGAAGGTGAAGACATTGTATCTTTCCTAATTTATATGGTATATTTATAAGGAAAGGGCCCTAAGGCCCTTGCAGTTTATTTTATACTTTAACTTAAGCTATATTAGAAGATATGATAGCTGTCGAGGTTTCCCTATCCGCTTTTAAATAACCTGTGCACGTGATGTTATAATCATTACCATTCTTATCTTTTTCACTCTTAACAGGGACTGTAATGTCTAGGTTTTTAAAAAGATATTCTTTTTCACCTTCAAATACTCTCCAGACGTGATCCATTGTACCTCGTCCGGTCTGTCCTCTGGATTTATTAAATCTTATATGATAGACATTCATATTACTTCAGCGGCAGGAGCAGGGTTAAAGTTAGGATCCTGTATAACATTTAAGTTAAAATGAACGAACTTAATGGGTAAGTCTGCTGCATGACGGGTGAAGGAATGAGCTAGCCAGGAATTTGCAAAAACCATTAGACCAGGTTTAGGTGTAAAGTTAATCATTCTACTAGCAGAAGTAGCTGCACCTATATCTTGCTCAGGCAAGTCAATTTGAACCTTAGCTGCTCTAGGGTCATGAAAAACTACGTTAGAACCACCTTCTGGTGTTTCAAGAAAATAAAAGCCAACAATCTGGGAGCCAAAGCCATGAACATGGGCATCCATTGCAGAATGCTTATAATGCTCTTGTGTCCACAATTCTGCAAATGAGACAGCTTTACCCTGCATATTATATCCCTGTTCATTGAGAATATTCCAGGCTGTAGCTCCAATAAATTGAGTAAAATCTGCCATGCGAGGATCATCAAAAAAGTTATCAGTCATATAGACAGGATAAATTTCGTTAAGATCAACCTCTTTACGACGAACTTCTAAGCGTTCTTCTGATACTACATTAACAGTTTCAAGAAAATCTGGTCGCTCAATTAAGTAAATAGGACATTGAAAGTGATTAGCAACTTGTAATTGAGTATTCAGAGCAATATCTGCAACCGGTGGTTTAGTTTTAATAGTCGGGGTTTTAGATGTTTTTTTAGGTAATGATTTTTTCATAATATATCTTCTTTGTTAGTGTATACAATTATATATACAAACTAAACTTAAAACCACTGTAAAAAGGTTAATCTAGATTAACAACTTCTTCTTCTACCCATTGCCAAGTTAAAAAATTAAACTTATATTGTTTTTCATCAAATGGTTTTTTAGGTGTATCTTTCCAGTTGTTATCTGCACCGCACCAGAAAGTCATAATACCAAGACCTAATTTTGTTGGATTTCTAGCTGGACGTTCAAACGGTGGAACCATAGCACATAGGTCTTCATTAAAAGTCCATGCTGACCAATTTTCAACATACTCTCGATCATTAAACGCAGTAAGTACAACTTGCTGGGCAGCAGTCTTTTCTTCAGCAGTCATATCCCGAAGAGTCCATACGTCCTTCCAAACGCCATCGACTTTGGCGTATACTGGCTCTTCAGATACCAACACCTGATATAAACCAGGTACAGGTCGTGCAACCCGTACAAACGGCTCCCAATTTTCAGGAACTGATCCAAACGCGAGTATAAGGTTATCCTCTAACGCAGGGTGATTAATAGGTTGATTATTTTCGATTTTAATATATAAATTCATTTTTACTCCTTAAATTATGCGCCAACATTGGTCGATGGGAATGAACGAGTGTTACCAGGCCAAATAATTCGGACTCCTCCTGTACCACCTGGAGCACCTCCTCCAGCTCGGCCTCCAGAACCTCCACCACCTCCACGATCTCCACCGCTTCCGTTGGAATATGTACCAGCGTTTCCACCATTAGAACCACCTGAACCACCTGAACCATACCAAGGTCCACAGTTACCCGAAGAACTACCAGCCGCGCCATTAGAACCTGCACCGTAAAGACCTACTCCCCCACCTCCTCCTGCGCCCTGAGGTATACCAACTTTGCCAGTACCACCGCCTCCGCCGCCTCCAGAACCTGCGGTCTGACCTTGGTTATAATACCCCCTCTGACCGGTTCCACCATTACCAGAATAACCGCCTGCGCCGCCGCCGCCAGCATTACAGCCATAACTTCCAGTCGCGCCAGTGTTAGATCCTCCGCTTCCCCCGTTGCCTCCAGTACCGGTATTAGTACCGCTACCACCACCACCAGAGCCCCCTGTACCACCGCAACAAGCACCCCTGGTACCAAAACCACCACCTGTAGCAGAAACTGTAGCTGTAGAATTAAAATAACTAGCACCACCAGCTTGCGCAGCAGTACTGCAATACCCCCCTCCACCAGAGGCGCCGACAACCACAGTATAAGAAGTACCAGGTGTTACTGAAATATTATTTACATAACGCAAGTTGCCTCCACCTCCACCCCCTCCGGTTTTGCAACTTTGTTGAGCTGTAGCAGTTCCGCCTCCGCCCCCACCTCCTCCAACTACAACGACTGAAACAGAGGTAACTCCAGATGGAGCAACCCAACTAAAAGTTCCCGAACTTGTATAGGTTGAACAAGTTTGGACAGGTGTAACACTATTTGATGCTGCACTAGCTGCACTTGTACCAGCCCCGTTAGTTGCTGTTACAGTAAATGTATAAGGTGTATTTGTAGTTAACCCAGAGACTGTGATTGTACCAGATCCAGCTTGTGATAGAGTACCTGTAACTCCACCTGGTGATGAGGTAGCTGTATAACTTGTAATTGTA